GACTGCTTACATGATCGCAAACGGCCGTGGCAAAGAACGCATGAAGCACACGACCGAAGCACGCAAGACGCCGACCTGGGAACTTCAGTTGATCTCATCCGGTGAGGTATCGATGGGCGAGAAGATCCGAAAGTCCGCCCGCGGGGCAGTACCCGGCGGCCTGGCTTTCAGGGTTATTGATTTGTACGCCGGTAACCTGGACCTTATCGACATTGGTGACCAGGCTGGCGTTTGGACTGAGATCCTGGGTTATTCTGTCACCACTAACGCAGAGCTTGCTGAAGCTATTGAAAACGAGTTTTCTGCAAACTATGGGCATTTTTGGCCCCGTCTTATTAACCACCTGCGTGATACCGGTGGGTCTGACTACTCAGAGGCACACGAAAACTTCAGGCGCCGTGCGATTGCGGGGCTCCCTGAGGATGCATCGACCATAGCGCAGCGCAGGACTAAACACGTTGCAAGCTCCATGGCGGGACTTTATACCTTGTGCAAGCTAATTGGCATGGACCCCGATAAAGACGATCTGGATGTTATTGAGAGCGCTGAGGCATGGTGCTATGACCAGATGCTTAGTGCTGGGATGGACGACCTTAGCGGCACCGAAGCCGAGGGTATGATCGAAGTGCTGACTTCTGAAATCCACGCAAACATCAGCCGCTTCTATCGCCCTGGCATCGATACAAAAGGGGGCACTCAGCTGGGCTGGATTGATGAAGAGGGCACCGTGTTCTTGCCAGTTAAAACCGGCTGGCAGCAACTTTGCCAGGAGTCCGGGATTGACTCAGAACGGGCCCGGGATGCATTGATGAAAAGCGGGTGGCTCAAGGGCCGGCATCGCCACCCAGCAGCCGGTTCAAGTTCAAGTCCAGTCACTACTCTGAAAGCGATGCGCCTAATTAAGTCAGCAGTAACGAAAGAGGATGTCGAAGCTTTACAACCCGTGTAAGGCGGGTTATACTACTTGAATATTAAACTAACCAAACGGGTGAACATCATGATTACAACTTTTCAAGCTGCTGACATTCTCGGGATTAGCGTTGCACGGATCCATAAGCTGCTTTCCCAGGATCGCATTAAAGGCGCCGTTAAGATCGGATTGCGCCGGGGAACCTGGATCCTGCCAACAAACGACGAAGGCCGGCCAGAGATCCTGCCACCTGAGCAAGGATCACATCGAAAAGCTAAGTAATACAGGAGCAACTCCCACGGATGGGATCTTTTAAAGAGGCACAGATGTTTCTCACTAAAGTAACTGAACACCACTTGAACCAGATTCGAAAGTCCAACGTTGTTGTTCTTGACCTGGAAACTACGAATCTGACGCCGTTCCAAGCTGAGCAGCGTATCAAAAACACCACCAAAGTTGCCGGCACCACTGTCAAGCAGTACCGTGAACTCTTTCCAGACCTGGCAATCGACACCACCCCACGAATCCGGATCCTCTCCATATCGCTTGAAGGGCTAAAGAGTAAAGTCTTTGCCTGGGACCTCGACAAACTGAGCTCAGCCGATTGCTTCCGGATCTGTGACACTTGCATCCGTGATAAAATCGTGGGCGGGCAAAACCTGGCATTCGATCTCAGCTGGCTATCCTGGGTGACGGATGCGCAGCCGGCCGGCCTGCTCGATACCGTGCTACTTGTCAGAACTCATCGCCCTGGTGTTGCTACCGCCGGCATGAATATCCGAGCTCATCGGGCTTCACGCGTTGCAGTTAAGATTGCAGCCAGAAAGATGCTGAAGCAAAAAAGGACCGCCGCATCACTTGCCGGCCTTGCGGCATACTTCGAGATCGAAGGAGCCGAGGATATTGATAAGCAGTTTCAGAAGCCACAGAACTGGTGCCTTGAGCCGCTATCTCAAGGGCATTACGATTACGCCACTGGAGACGTTGAGGTGCCCATGGAGCTTGCTGGCCGCATCCTAGGGGTTACCGGGTCTGCTATCTCACTCTATGAATTGGCCATTCAAGACAAGCATTATGACATCTCGCAGAAAGCTGTTTTGAGACTTGTTAAAATGCACCGCAGGGGCATGCCCATCGATACCGATATATCCCGCGAATACCAGGAAGAGCTAGCCACTGCTGTCAGCTTTAATGCCAATGCCTTGGTGGCAGGGGTTCCTGAGCTTGATCCGTTCAGTGTGTCGCTTCGAACAATGTCATCCTCGTTAACCAAAGACTTAAAAGAGGCGCTGGCTTGCTGGGCAGAACGTGAAGGGATAAGCCTGAGGAAAGACAACGGGGACGTTGCAGTCGATAAGAAAGAGGCAGCCATCCGGGGCGCTTTAACTATTCCATTCTGGAGCAACTGGTTGGCGCTACAGGATTCTAAAAAGCGCTACGCGATGGTATCCGAGTACCTGGATATTCAGCGCCCTATTTCTGACAGCTATGGGACACTTCACAGCTTGATCGGCATAAACTGCGCAACGATGAGAACAAGCTCGCAAAAACCAAACATGCAGAATGTGCCCAACGGAAAAATGAGGATGCTTTTCAGTCCACCTTCGGGCTATTCGATTATTGCAGCTGACTACTCTCAGATAGAGCTGCGCATTGCAGCCGGCCTGGCAAAGCGTGCCGTTATGGAGTCTGATGCCGGCACCGCCAAGCGCTGGGTTAATGAAGCCATCGCAGCTGGTAAACGCGGGCAAGTAATTGCAGGGCCCGAAAAGGATCCAATGGAGTACCATGATGATGAGGCACGCATCGGTGCATACTTGGATCAATACCGGCATGGCCTGACTTCCGCCCTGGTTGACATGCAACGCGTGGGCATGCCCTTGGTTCAGGTTTTTGAGCTGGGACTGGATCCGCACCTATCAACGGCGCTGGGTATCTGTATAAGAAAAGGAACTTTTATTTTGCCGGCGGATTGCATAACTGTTGTCGACTTCTTAAAAACGCAGAGCAAAGACCAGGTATCCGAGCTTAAAGAGAAGTATGGCAACGAGCGCAAAGCAGCCAAGGCCGTTAATTTTGGGCTTCTGTATGGCATGGCAGCCTTTAAGCTCTGGCGCACTGGGGTAACTGATTATGGTTTAAACTGGACACTTGAGGAGGCATCCCAGGCCCGTGACGCATGGCTTGACCAATATCCAGAGGTCAGATTCTGGCAGATCTGGACCCGATGCACATCGAAGGCGGGGCGATTCACTATGATGATGAAAGAAGGCGCTGACCTTGTAGAGAAAGACCAGACGCTTTACGACATTAAAACGCTCTCAGGCAGATCAATCTATGCAGCTTCGATGAACTCAGCGCTGAACTATGGTGACCAAGGGACCGGTGCGGATATGACGCTGGAGGCTATTGTTTTGTGCCCTGATGATACTGCAGACGGTTGGCTCGTTGATGTTGTCCACGATGAGATTGTTGCGATTGCAAAAGATAGCTATACAAGTAAGTATACATCCCTTATAATAAAGGCCATGGAAGTAGCGGCAAACAACAGTTTATCGCAGTACAACATACCCGTAGAAGTTGAGGCGGGATCTGGAAGGCATTGGAACCACTAAAAGGGCAAGATCGGAACAACGCACGGCCATGAAACCCGGGACGCCAACCTGCCGATTGTGATGGCAACCGAGAAAACAGAAGCGTGGGGAAAATCAGAGTATCGATATTTTTACCGCGGGCACCATCACCATGATTCGCTTAAAGAGTACACTGGCTGCGTAGTCGAGCAATTCCGGACCTTGGCAGCTGGCGATTCGTATGGTGTACATCATGGATTTATGAGCCGGCGAGATGTTAAACTCATCACGATGCACAAAGATTATGGCGAAGTTGGCCGCCAGGTTTGTAGTGTTGAGATGCTGCGCGACAAGTACTAAAATCAACAGGGGCGAATAGCCCCTTTATTAGGATCCAGTTATGGCTATTGTAGAAGGACCGTTTCAGAACATCACAGAGATCAAATCGGGGGGAGCTTTCTTTGCTACATTTCGTGTTGGGCAGAGCTCAGATGGGCCTCCAATAACTTTTGTGCGTTATGTTAACGAACTGGGCGTTGAAGCTAACTTTAACCTCGGAGATGGCTTTGAGTTCCTGCCTCGTGACACCACGGTATTTGCCAGCGGTATTGTCCCCGTGGTTCGCACATCAAACAAAGACTTGACAATGGTAGCGTTTCCGTTTAAAGGCGAATTCCGTAATCCACTGACCCAGCTGTTTACTTTCGGCTTCACCTCGTTCGGTACTGATGGTATAAAGTCAGTGGTAGTGTACAACGCAAGTGACCTGCATTATGTTGGGAGCTTTAAGAGCACGCCA